CATCTTTAACACCTTGCACAATGTCTGTAACGCCATTATACGTAGAGTCTATTGTATTACAACCAGATAATACTACTAGTGCCGAAATTAAAAATAAAGATTTCATAATTTTCTCCTTAATGCACGGGTTTTCGGTTTTCTGCTCTTTCGGGCTCATTTAGTCACTAGCGATAATATGTTTTATCCACTCCGACTCGGTTAACCTGACTGTCAACCAATACTATTTATAATAAAAAAAGGGACCCCGAAAGGTCCCTGAAAAAATGGCCTGGTTTACGATTTATCAGATTCGCCCCAAACTCTTATTATTTTCTCCTCAGTTAGTTATGGCTCTTCGACCGGGTTACTCCCAATCCTTATAGACTTCGCCGTTGCCTATTCAGGCTAGCCCTGTTGAGCTAGCTTGTCGAAGTAGGACAATGTGTCCTCTTCCCCCTCATCGCTAGAACTTAAAGGAGCTGATTCAGCCGCTGCCATTGTTGGTTGTTCAACAACAGGAGCTGATTGCATCATGGAATTGTTATCCATAGCTACATGACCAGCGTCAACGCCTAGCACCTTATTCATTTTAGCTTTTAGTTCATCGTAAGACTTATAGTTCTTAGGATCGATGAAGTCAGCCAAAGAGTGCAATTGGTTATATACACCTTCAAGCTTTTCTTCATCTCCACCGTGTAGTGGAGCTGCTGATGCAAACTCTGACTTATCATAGTTTACCCAACCTTCGACTTTACGAATTTTAATCTTAAAGTCAGCGCCTTCCCAGAAGTCATAAGGATTAACTGGATCTTCATCTGCAAATTGTGGCTGCATTACATCCATGATTTTATCAAAGATCTTTTTGCCAAACTTGTATACGAATACCTTACCTTCGTTTTGAGGATTAGATGGATCAGAAACAACTAGCACATTACTTACATAATGTAAACGTCTTTTCCTTTCACGAGCTAGTGCTTTGTCTTCATCACGGCCAGTATTCCATAGTAAACCATTTGATTCACTAACTGGATCATCCTGTCCAATTGAAGTTAAGCTATTTTCGATATACCAAAGACCAGTAGGACCTTTAAAGCCATGATCCCAATACCTTACCCAAGGAAGATCTTCACCTTCTTTAGCTGGTAGGAATCTGACTACGGCATAGCCGTTTCCTGCTTTATCTCTAGTAGGTTTCCAAAACCGATCATCATCATAGTTCTTAGTTTCGGTTTTAGTAGATACAGCTTCCGCTGCTTTTACGAGTTGGTCGATTGACGAGCCTCGCGAGCTCTTTAGATTTGCAAATGACATTATATTTCTCCGTATTGCATTGTATTAAGACGTAATTGTCTTTTCTATTGTATTTCACCCTTGTCCATAATATAGTATATTATAACACATTTTCATGTGTTTGTAAACGTTTTTTGTAATAAAGTTATACATTTATTACGATCAAAGCTTACGAATGGACTATACTTTTCGATCTTCCGTTGAGTATCAGGCCATATAATGGTATCTGATATCTTTACAGATTCTCTAGGTATGAATCCAAAGATGGCATTAAGAATAACAACAGTCTCTAAACTAATTTCTTCTTGCAACCATAGTTTAACGAGTAGAGGTAATTGTCCATCGACAGATTGAAACAATTTATCAAAGATAATATCCTCTTCTCGTAATCTATTTATATCAACTGAAAACACTCTATGAATACTTTCTTGTATTCTTTTGTGGTCTCTATAATTTTTTTCTCCATCTTCATCCATCATGTCTCCTATATAACTGAGACCCATTTTAAAGTTGGATATATAGTAATCCTTTAGATTACCATTATGTTTCTTAGCCAGCTTTGCAAAGAAGTACTTATCTTTGCGATTAAAGAATGACTTAGGAGTTACATTAGACTTAAAATTATATTTAACAGCATCATAACCTGATTCAAAGTGTAACTTTAAAGCATTATATAATTTATAAGATTCAAACGGATCATTCATTGAGGTATAATTCCAGTTGATGACATGTAGATAAATAAAACTACAGCTGACAATAGCATCCAACCCATCAATTTAAATAATCCTTCGACAATTGCTGTTAAAAATTTAAACATTAAGCCATAACTCCTTCATATAAAGCTTCAACATCTTCGATTTCGCCTAAGATCTCTGACAAGTTTTGCTTGTGGTAAATCGTGGCCATTTTCTTCAAATGCTTCTTATCAATTTCAACATCCTCAACGCAAAGGTTAACAGCTTCTTTGATAAAGTCTTTTTGCGCTTGAATTAAAGTCATAGCATTACTGATTTCAATGATGCAGTCTTTAATTCGTTTAACATCTGCTGGTGATGATGGTATAATAACGTTACTCATAATATTTTTCCTAAATAGGTAGTTGATTACCTTTTTTGCCTCTAATTAAATTAAGTCTTATTGCTTCAGCTTCCATTTTATCTTTAAGAGAGTCTGTCAATAGCTTCTTTAAATTGCTATAGTCCATACCCCTCTCTTCAATAATATAAGTTGCTGCATCTATATAAGACATATTTCCCTTTACAACTAGTTGTTCTACGGCAGTTGAAAACCGTTTTTTCGTCATAATTTTTTGCTCTAAATCTATAATCATATTGCCCTGAGTAATATGCAATCGGCATTAATTCTACCATTAGGAGTACTGATCTTTGTAGTAACAGTATCCCAAACTAATTTGTCGATTTGCTTGATTGATTTCTTTAAAATAAGTGGTAGTATATCTTCTGGTTTTCTAAGAGTAGTTTGCCTACTCTTTTCACAGATATTCTTAATGGTAGTACCACTTACTTCAAACCCTTTTGTTGAATTCGTATTATATTGAATTAATTTTCTAGACTTAGTATTATAAACAAACAATACTTCTTTACCTGGAATCATAACTGGATTGATAGAACTCACCTTATCATCAACGCTATCAACACGATATTTAAGACTTTTAACTTGCGCGTCAGATGACTTAGGCTTTTTAGCTCTTGGAACTTTAGCTGCTTTATTAGCTGTCTTTAATTGTTCTAAGTCACTAAATATACCTTCCATAGTTTTAAGCATTTTATTTAATCTGCGCTTAGTGATATGCGAGTATGCTTCAACAGCTTGATCGCAAGTGCCATCATATGCATCTTTAATTGGCTGATATTCCATCATAACAGCGTCTTTAAAAATATTAATAGAAGATCCTTTAAGATCATATTGCTTAGCTAGTTTAAACACATCGATCTTTTGATTGTATTTTTCATCCATCCAACCATCAATAATCTCATCCCAATCAACCATAATAGTTTCATTTATCTTAGTTCTTTGTCTTTGCTGAACTGAAATCACTGGTTTCGGGGGAGGAGCATCAGCAAGGTCTTCTTCTATAGCTTCTACAGCTTCATTATATATCTGCTTTAGCTCCCCCTCCCAGCGCGCAAACTCATCTTTGGTATACTCGTAGCCTCTACTCCAAAGCTTTGCTACTTTACCTAGTTTACCAGTGAGTTGCCAATCCTTAAGTTTCTTAAGAGTTTTGATCTTATCTTTGTCATAGCCATAAACATCAGTAGCAAATGCTAAAACGCAATCAACATAGTCTTTTGGCTTATAGTAATAGTTGTACCAATGACCGCCTTTACTCCATAAAGCTAAACGATTAGTAGCTTTACTTGAAGTTTCGCCTTTTTGAAAGACTGGTTCAGGACCCATATATTTGTCATCAATGGTTACCCTGTTCTTTCTCATTTTGATTCTTGCTTTATTTTCTGCCATGGTCTACTCCTTTATAATATAAGATCTATTATAACATACTTTACAATGAATGTAAACGTTTATTTTTAATTAATTTAATGTTTTTGTTGCTATTTTATCTTTATATCTTTTTTGCCTTTTGGTTCTATCATTAACTTTACCAGCAAGTTGACCACAAGCTGCAGCTACGCCATCACCACGTTGTCTTCTGATAGTGGTGTAAAAACCTTTTATTTGTAAAATATCTTTAAAATCAGCAAGGGCTTTATAAG